TCTTGATCCACAAGTCTAAACACAAAGGTGCTGCCGGTGACATTTACAGGTTTTTCATCTTGGTTAATAAATTCAAACAAAATAACGTTGTCCACGCCTTTGTTGATTGTTAGTTTTTTTGCATACACAGGATCATACCTCATTGTAAAGTAGTCACCACCGGTGTCAATCAATAAGACTTTGGTTTTCTGCTGATATAAATACGCCGTGGTTGAATACATAGAAATCTCCAACAATATTTATGGGCAGTGATATCTTCGAAAAATTGGCTGAAAAATACCCCTTCATAACTCTTTGTGTTTATGCAAACAGTGAATATGTTGGCATTGTGCAAAATCGTGATGATGCTATAACTACCATCTACGATTTTGGCAGCATACAAGACATAGATCTAAAACGCCAATTTTTAGAGCAGGCAAACATATGGTGGTGGGAAAGCAATCGTAGCATTCCCATCAACATTTTCCTCAAGGAAGATTGGGAAGTTTTTCGTCCCTATCTAAAAACCTTCAGCAACAAAGATCTAGAAATACTGCATGGGCCTGTGTGCAGCCTCAATGAAATGGCCCGCAAAAAGTCAAAGCGTAAATCGATTACGCTGGTTCGACGGCTTGATTGAGCACGTTCATGTGCAATGACACCAACATTGCATAGCTGAGAGCATGTGCCTTTTTAAATGTATAGCCACGGCTGTCATCTCCATCCCACACTGACTCAAACACAGTTGCCCAGGGCTGATTCTGTAGGTGTGCTTTGCCTGGCCTAATAATCGAAATAAATGCAGCCATTCTGGGAATTGAATCTGGCTTCATTTGTTTGAGTAACTCTGTGTAATTACCAACGTGAACCAATTGCTGGGCCCACTGGGGATCTTGCCACAGCCGTTGCCACGGAGGAGTAGCTGCCAACATTTGCTCATAGTGCTCAGGGCTTTGAATCAACTTGTAAACGTGCATGTTTAAGAAGTCAATTTTGAAGTATCCGCGATCTTCGGCAGTTTGATAATCTATGGCTGCACACTCATTGACTGGGTCATAGGGAATGTCTGTTACATACACGCCCGAATTGTGACGCCTGACTCGGCCATCTACAATCTGCCGTGCAGGTGTATGCTGAATTAATTTCAACGCAGCATCTCTGTCAGCAAAGTCTAAGTCAATGTCTGCACTCATTGTGTGTAATACTTTTAATTATATCAATGTCCATGCGATAAAAATATACACCAACTGATGCGCCATTTGATCCGCGCCCAAGTGATTCCAAAAAGTCTTGGTGGTGATATCTGGGTTACCATAGTTCATCTTGATCCAGTCAATGTGATAGTGTAACACAAAATCCAGGATACCCATGATTATGGCCCAAACTGGCACAATGAAAAATCCCAAGATGGCCGCTGTGGCCAGGCCATGTTTAAAACTGTGACCAACTCCACGCAGATCCAAGTATGTGCCTTTGTGTTTGACTTCTTCATCGCTTTGATTAACAAAGTCCACATACCAGTGCTTTATTTGCAACAATATCAAAATAAAAATCACTGTTTCCATTACCATCCTGCCTTGGTTAGTATTTCTCGAGCATATTCTTGATCAGCTGAGTAGTCTGCAAATTTCTTGTTCCATGTATCTACATTGATATATGGCCAAATCATAGCCAACTGCTCCTGGTTGGCCTCACTCAAAAACTTTTGCCCGGACTCTGAATTATAAATCACCCAAGCGCTCAGTCTGCCTGTGGTAATAGCATAACACACAGCATTGGCATTGCCGTAGCGCACACAGTCCTGACTGGGACTACCATTCTTTTCGGCCCAGTCAATGGCATATTCCATGGCTCTAGTCAAAGCATCATCTACTGCTTCTATGGTCAAATACCAAGTCAGATACTCTGTGTAGAGTTGATCAGATGCCCAACGGTCAATTTTCTTTTGATGCTTCAACAGCCAGTTCATAAACTGGCTAGGATTGATCGTTTTGGCTCCAACACAGTAACGCCCAAACTTTACAAAGGCCAGATAATAACTGCTTTCACAAAAGTCTTCATAGGTCTTTAACTTTGCTGATCCTTGAGCCTGCTCATAGAATTTGATGTAGGCTTGAAATCCCAGACGCACACCCGGATCGTCTTTGTTTAGTCTACGGCGTTTGGGCTCACACATGTGAACCTCAATGCTGCTTTCTTTGGCAAATGTTTTTTTACAGTATTCACAAACAAATGTCATTTTTCTCGACCATGCAGTTTGATGTAGTTGTCAAGATCTTTTTTTGTAGTAACAGCAGCCAACACATCAATTTCATCTTCCTTGTAGTGCGGGAAAAGTTCTGCCAGTTGCTTCTTCAAACTGCCCGCGCCTGCTTCTTTCTTTTTAGGAGCAATCCATTGATGTCTTTGAGCGCCCATGTCTGGACTCACTGTGGTAGCCAACAACCATTGCAGTTTGGGATGTTTATTGATGTCAAAGAAATGTTTGTTCAGTCGCTGGTTGGCGGAAATCACATAGAACTCTTGCAATTCTCTGCTGCCCTGCACACTTGAACCCCAACGGATCATCAAATAGTTTGAAAACTTCTTCTTTTCTTCATCAGTCAAGTCGTCATAGAATGACCTGACCTTGTGGTCAAACATCCGCATTTCGTTGGCAATGTTTAGTTTATCGCTCATTCTTTTTAAGATTATACATTACAAACAGTTGATCCAGCAACTGTTTCATGCCCGGATCTGTTTCGCACATTTTGACCACTTCGTTGAGCTCGGTCAACATACGCTGATTGGGGCCTTTTTTGTAGGGATCGTAGTCAGCACCCGACTCATACCCGACCACACGCCGTGTGCTGGGATCAGCACCAAACTCTCTGGCATAGATAATGCCTTCACTACGTTCGTAGATGTAGGTTGCGCCCGGAGTAAGTGTGCCCATTAGTGATTGCGCTGCCCGCCAAACACACAGTTGAATACCATGTTCATGTCCCCGGTGTTGATTACTCTATGAAATGCACCGTCAGGAATCAACACAATGTCACCTTCTTTGACATCAAACGGTTCGGAATCTTCTTCGCCCACAATCATTTGCCCCCAGCCCTGCACAAAGAAATACACTTCTTCTTGCCCGGGATGCCTGTGTCCGCGAGTTTGCTGGTTGCGATACAGCTTGGTCGAACTCAACACCAAATTTTTTAGAGTCTTGTTGTCTTTGAGCACGTAGGTGTCATTGCTTTTGACAACATCGCCACCTATGTCATATTCGTTGACTTTGTTCATGTTACCATGCCTTGTCGTAATTAACAATTTCGCAGTTGCGACTGATGTCTTTGACAAAATACACACACTGCGGTTTGTGTCCTTCGGTGATTGGCACACACAATATCTGCCCATTTTTAAGCTTGGGTGCATACCAAGTGACTTCTTGATACACATCCACAATTTCAATTTCAGGAAAACTGGGTCTAAAACTACTCAGCGGATTGAATTCAAATATTTTAAAACCACGATCATTGATCGACGTCAATGGCAACATTTCCAAGTCGCCAAGATCGGGTTCACCAATCAGCACTTGCCAGTCCATGGGCATGCGAATTCTTTGTTGACCAATACGAAGAACCAATGCAGGCGCTGTAAAGCTTTCTAAAAAAATCAGCGGGATGTAATGATAGTCCGGGTCTGCTGGTGTAGAATTATCCAGGATGGCAAACCGCATGTCATCCACTTCTTCAGGTAGATGGTCCAGTTCAAATGTTTGATTGTCTAGGGTTAAAATGCGAATTTTCTTCTCCAAGATAAATAAAAGTGCAGATCGCGTAGCGTCAACTACCATCTGCTCTAACAGTTATCAAGGAACTATCAGCCATGTATTTACAAAACAAGTATACTAAATGTTATTATAGTATTATTGTCCGGGCAATGTCAAGAGATTTGTCAAAAGAAATCTATACCGAACGCCACCACATTATTCCCCGAAGTCTAGGAGGATCAAATAACTCAACTAACTTGGTCAAACTTACAGCAAAAGAACACCGGCTTGTTCACATATTATTGCCACGCATGACCATCAACCCTGCACATACAAAAAGTATGTGGTATGCCTTGTGGATGATGTTAAGAACAAGAAACAAAGATCAAAATAGAAAAATTTCCAAAGGTAGTATGTTTGAATTTGCTAAAATTGAGGTAGCTAAAAATTCATCTCAACTTCATAAAGGCAAAACAGTGTCTAACGAAACCAGAGAAAAACTATCTAAATCCTGCCAAGGTAGACCTTCTGCATTCAAAGGTAAAACACATTCTGCTGAGTCAAAACAAAAATTATCAACCGCACATAAAGGTAAAACTATTGCCCCAGAGACTGTTGCAAAAATTCTAGAGTCACGCAAGCATTATCGGCATTCTGAGGAGACCAAGCGTAAAATCAGCCAAAGTCAAATGAGCAAAACCGTAATAGTCTCTGAGGAGACCAAGAAAAAAATTTCTGAATCTAAAAAAGGAAAAAGTGCAGTTTGGCTAAAAGGAAAGCCGGCACATAATCAAGGAATACCTCATACTAATGAAACAATAGAAAAAATGCGTGTGCCAAAACCTAAATTTACATGCTCTCATTGCGGAATCGTGGTTGGTGGTCAATCAAATTATAATCGCTGGCACGGTAATAATTGTAAGAAGATCATTTGATGGTCATCCATTCAAGTTTTTCTTGCGTGAACGGGTAGTTGGCTTCTTTGTAGTAGGCTTTGCGTTTGGTAAGGTGTCGCTTGGCAAATCTCT